AGATCAATCAGCATGCGATTGCGTTCGTAGTCGTCTAGTACTTTGTGTTCTTCGCCGTTATGATCAGTCCAACGCTGTAGCATCATGTTGTTCCAGGCATAGCCTCTCTTGTTGCGATCTTCAAATGCTTCTGTTAATCCTACCTGATTCTTAGTACCTTTTACACGCACACCGGGATACGCTGAAAACACGGCGTCTCCCGGATCACCGCGCATACATTTCATAAACAACACCCATTGCTGATAATCTTTAGGTGCTACAAATTCAGGGTCAGGCTTGCCCACACGGATCTTGCTGTCGCTTTTGATTTCAAAAGCAAGCCTACGTTTTTTGTTGTCAGTGACTCCATCAACATCAAACAAGTGATCATTGATGCCGTTGTAGAGTCTGACATTGGGTGCAATCTTTTGCACAAAATCCGAGTCTGAGCTTATAATCACATGTTCGTCATCAGGATGCAGATCAATCCATCGACCAATGATATCATCAGCCTCAGCAGTGGCGCAACGCAGCACACTGCAATTAGTCTTGTTGATAAGGTAGCTGGTCATTGCATCATAAGTCTCCCAGAACATTTTGTCCTCGTCGGCTTCTGCTTCGTTCATTTTGCCACGTGCCACAGCACGATTGGACTTGTAAGGACTGTAAGCATCTTTGCGCCAGCTGCGTCCTTCTAGCGCAAATACCACATGGTCTGCTTCAAGATCACGTGCTACCTTGTTTGCACTCATAAAAGTCAGGTGCAACGCAAGGCCCAGCTTGGTCCAGGTATCGCTTGCACGATGTGCTTGATGCCGCGCACGGAAAAACATGTTGGACGTGTCAATTATGATGTATTTCATTCTTTTGTAATCAAGTTGTTGTCGTTAATGTATTGTAACAGGTATTCTCCCCAAAAGCAATGGGCATCTGCACCAAAATGGTATGCTTTGGGATTTATCATCTCAAATCTGTTGTTTATTAGCACACTGTGGTAGGTTTGAGAAACATGGTACGGTCCAATGTACGCACAGTCCCAATCGTATTGTTGCTCAATTATAGGAACCGTTACTTTATTTTCCCGATGCAAGCCACCAAAGTGACTGTTAGCGTTGAAAAACAAGTGTGGGATTTTTAACTTGTTAAGGTAGCAATGAAACTCCCAGATAGCCTGATGTGCTTTTTTTGTGCACCGGACCCAGTCAACGTCAATCACAAATTGCCGGTATTGATCTTGCAGCTCTGGCGGTATTTGATCCCATCCAGATGCGTTGACTTGCCAGTACTCGCCATTGTGTAGCCATTCTTCACGTTCCCAAGTGCTCCACTGTATTACCATAAACGTGTCAGCTAGTTTGTTGGAATTTTGTTGAATCCAGTCTTTTGTGGTTCTGATGATCCTGTCATTTCCGCCACCTGACTGTGCATCACATTCTAGTATAGCATGCAGGTGATTAGCAAGTTCGCAGCCAAAGCTGGCTTTCAAGTTGTCCGGGTGTGGCTGTTTGCCCATGCCCCAATAAAAGCCGTCATCTTGGGCCCAGCCGTAAGGAACAACTGCTTCGGCACCAGCAGCATGACTATCGCCATTTACATACAAGATCATTCTTTAAGAGTCTTTACAGTTTCGGCACTTACTACACGTTTGCGCAGGCTGCTGCTGGAGAAACTATGATTGCGAGAATTATACACAAGGCTGATTCCTCGACAGTCGCATTCAAATTTGCCGCTGAAGTCTTTACCTTCGTACTCAACACCCAGGATGCGTACATCGATTGGTAAAATAAGCAATAGGTCTGAAAGATCTTGTTCAGTTTGGTATACCACAACTTCGTCCACGTACCGACATGCTGCTAATTGTATCTGACGCTCTACCACAGTTTGCACTGGCTTGTTTTTAGTGTTAGGCCTATCTATTGTGGGATCAGTTTGTAGTCCAGCAATAAGATAATCGCAGTGATTCTTAGCTTCACTCAACATAGCAATGTGTCCAGCGTGAAACATGTCAAATGACGAAAAAACAATTCCAATCTTTTTGCCATCTGCCTTGAGCTGCTTGATATGATTAAAAATCATGATACTTCACTACGCCCGTTGCCAATGTCTGTGGTTCTAACCCATATACCACTCTTCTTTATTGCTTCTTCTTGTTCCCATGTTTCCATGACCACATGCCTGCACACATTCTGAAACCACCGATCTACAATTTCGGTATCAGTGTCATCTTTTTTGATCATGTAACCTGCTTTGACCAGGCGAGAAATAAAGATTTCATTCCAGTCTAGTTCAAATGCACCTTGATGCAGATTTGCCGGATCCACATCCATGCGCAGCACTGCAACATACGGTTCGCCAGCTTCTGTTGCTAGTTCTTTGTCGGTCTTTTCTACCTTCTTAGACTTGACTTTTGGCACAGCCGGTGCTGGTGGTCCAGGTACTTTCTTTTTAAAAATATCAAATAGTCCCATTATGTTTTCCTTTATTTTATTATTTCCCCCAACCGTTGCCCCAGATATCCACATGCAATCTTGGACTGTACCAGTAGCCTCGCTTGAGTGCTTCGTCTGCCACGTTGATTCGATTACCATTGTACACTGACACTACACCTCCCACAGGCATCACAAACACAGGACCAGAAAAGTCGCGACTACGGTATTCGGCCACAGCACGATCTAGTTCATCAAAGTCGCTGGGCTTTTCAACCACAAACTTGAGATACGCAACGCCAAATGTTTCATAGTCCCAGACAATGTCGGGTTTGATAGCGTTTTCCCACGTTTCACCGCTTACGCTGAGTTTGGGACTGATAGAGAAAGTAATCTCTCCAAACCAATCAGACAAGTATTGTCTAAACTCTCGTGTAAGTTCTTGAGTGCCGTTGGTTTCAAATGTGATGTGTCGCAACCCACGCTCGGCTAGAATATCCAGAAGTTCTGGATACGCACGTTGCCATCCCAGCAAAGGCTCGCCTCCTGTGATAACCAAGTGTACAGGATTACCATTGGGCTGTTGCCATACACCATTAGGTAATAGTGCAGTCATCTTATCAACTAACTGTTCTGCAGTGTATGTGGGACTCAGTTGTTTAAATGCAGGATGCCACGACGCATAGCTGTCGCATCCTGTTGATACTAACGGCAGCTCTTCGAATGTTTTATACAATTCAACTTTTTTAGACACTTCGTCTGCTTCAGTGCTCTTCTCACCTGGCTTGCAGCCAAACCCTGCACATGTGAAGTTGCAACCAAATGTACGCATAAAAATTGACGGTACACCTACATAGCGGCCTTCGCCTTGTGCTGAGTAAAATAATTCACTGACTTTAATTTTCATAATCTTGTTACCTTTGACAATCCTGATTGCTTAGGATCTTTTATTAAATTGATGCTTTCGTTATACATTTTAACACGAGTTTCTTCTTTTGTCACCCAACCTGGTAATACTGTATCCAGATAGGCCAAATGCTCAGCTGGGGTTGGATGCTGATCATGCCGGTCCGTGGGCCAATTGTTGTTTAAAAATTTTGAAAATATTGTTTGGTCAAAACCAGGTACAATACTGTCTAGCACATCCTGATACAGATCTACTGCATCTTTATACGCAGGGTCTATCTGATGCCATCCGCTCATACTAAGAAATCTCCAGTTAATTCCGCAAGATTCTAGCAAGCGTTTGACCGCTTTAATGTAGGCCAAGTCTCGTATTAAAAATCCTCGATCATCTACATGAGACCTTAGATAATCTGGGTGGTACACAGTTTTAGCAAAGTGCACAGAGCCTTGTGTGTGCCAACGACCGTCAATGTATCGGTCCTCGCGCTGCGCTGCAGACCAACACACTACCACAGTATCACCTGCAGTGAATTTATGTCGCTGGTCAGCTTCCATTACACTATTAAAAATATGATGGTTGCCGGCACCAGACTGTGCCCAATTTTCAAAATAGTCAAATTCAGGTGCTAGGCAATCTGCCCAAGTGCTCCAACGATAGTTGGTAAAGCTGCATCCAAATGTAAATAGTCTTGTCATTGTTTCTTGTAGATTTCTTGCCAGTACACAATCATTTCGTCCATTAAGGATTCAAATGTGTACTTGGGTTTCCATCCTAGCTGTGTGGTAATCTTAGTGTTGTCTCCACGCAGATACGGAAGTTCTTCAGGACGCAAGTATTTAGGATTTTGTACCACATGGTCTTGATAATTCAATCCCAGCTTGCTGAACACATATTCACACATGTCACGAACTGAACGTGTGACTCCAGTAGATACCACAAAGTCATCTGGCTTGTCTTGTTGCAGGATCAAATGCATTGCTCGGACATAATCATAACTATGCCCCCAGTCCCGATAGCTGTCCATATTGCCCATTTCCAATTGGTTTTTGAGACCCATTGCAATTTCTACAGCGCCTTTTACAACCTTGTTGGTCACAAAGTTAGAGCCGCGACGTGGGCTTTCGTGATTGAACAAGATACCGTTACTAGCATGTAGTTTGTAGGCATTGCGGTAGTGATGTACCATGTTGTAGGCAAACACTTTGGTACATCCATAAGGGCTCACCGGACGCATAGGGGTAGTTTCTCGTTGAAAGTCGTCAGCGTCTATGCTGCTGCCAAACATCTCACTTGAGCTGGCTTGATAAAACTTTGCGTGTGGTACTATAGTTTTGTAAGCCTCCAGCAGGTTAATAACACCTAGCGCATTTACTTGAGCAGTGAATTGAGGAATGTCACTGCTGATTCGCACATGACTCTGTGCACCCAAGTTGTAGATTTCATCAGGTTGATACATGCGTAGTGCACGATCAAGACTGCTTTGGTCAGTCAGGTCACCATATTCAACTTCAACTGGCAAATCACCAATACGATCTTTTTGATGCTCAACTGTGCTGTTACGGCGAATAATACCAGTAACTCGGTATCCTTGTTCGAGCAAGTGCTCTGCCAGGTAGCTGCCGTCTTGCCCTGCAATACCTGTAATAAATGCTGTTTTCATTTTAAATTCCTATTTCTAATAGTGTACGACTTTTCATACTGTTTGTCAAGTCTATCATGACCTGAGCAACATATTCTGGTTCTAAACTGGCTCCTGGGCGTCCTGCCAACATGGGAGTGTTCACACGTGGGGGATGCACCAGCGCAATATGTACATCAGTTCCTGTAAATATGTCTTCGGTACTTTGCCACATGTTATGTAATGCTGATTTGCTAGCTGCGTACAACACCAAGTTCCTGCGTGGTTGATTGTGTACAGCAGACCCAGACAATATAATTTTAACTTTTTGATCAGGGCGTTCGATGTAGTGTTTGATGATAGCCCACGCACTGCCAACGTTGGCGTCAAACACTGCTCGGTAGTTACTTTGATTGCTGCCAGTTACTCCAACACAGTTGAATATACAATCAGGTGTAGTGCGAGTAATGATATCGGATATCTGTTGTTCTTGGTCACTGCTGTTGCAATCTAGTTCAACCCGACTGATGTTGACAACAGTATGCCCTTGCTGTTGTAACTGCCGGCTTACACAAGCGCCAATGCCACCTGTGCTGCCAAATACCAAGGCTTTCACTGTATCTTTTCCGAATCTGCTGCTGCGCCGTAGTACGGACCGTTTTTGACTTCGTACAACACAGTGTTGTCAGCCATCACTGTGAATGAATGTCCTCCACGATACAAAACCATACAGTCTCCGGTCACAAGATCAACTGTGGCAACTGGGCTATTATCAAGGTCAAATATCTTTGCCTGAACTGACCCTGAAATTACTATCCATGCTTCGCTAGTGCCTTCGGTGATACGAGACACTAGCAAGTGACGATGCGGTGTAATACTTTTGCCTT